AAGGTGACACCCATACGGTGCTTTCTTCTAATACGTCGATGACGTGGAATAGCACCGATTGGGTTTCGGTGGGTTCGCAGGCAGCTAAGTTGGGTGAGCTTGACGATGTGACTTTGGGTGCTATACCTGCATCCGGTGATGTGGTTTCGTGGGATGGCGCTAAGTGGGTTAATAAGCCGGCACCTAAGTCCTCATTTGCTAAACTTGATGATGTTAATGTGTATGGTGTTAAACAGCATCAGGTGTTGGAGTTTGATGGCACAAAGTGGGTTCCGGTCAGTTTACCGGGACGCAACCTGGATGCGTTGGATAATGTTGATGTTCCGGCACCGCTTGGTGGCGACATTTTATCGTTTGATACTGTTACTAACAAGTGGGTTGGTGTTGCACCTAAGTTGGTGACTTCACCGTTGAGCGGTTTGACCGACGTGACTGCAATCACCCCATCTGAGGGTGACGTTTTGCGTTGGGATTCGGTGGCTGGGCAGTGGGTTAATCGTGTGCTGCCGTCAACATTAGATCAGTTGTCTGATGTGGATGTGACTGGGCTGAATAACGGCAACACGCTGACCTGGGATGGGTCGAAATGGGTTTCGACGGCGTTGCGTCTGGAAAACGACCTTGATGATGTGTCGCTACAGTCCCCGCAGAACCAGGATTTCCTGATTTTCAACGGCACGGAGTGGGAGAACCGTCCGGTTCTATTGGGTGACCTGTCTGATTTGGAGTTGATCGCAGGCACTGATGGTGAGGTGTTGACGTTCGATACCGCCACCTCCCAGTGGGTGAATAGGGCGCTACCCGGCTATACCCAGACTGAGGTTGACACCAAGCTGGAAAGCCTGGTTTTGGGTTTGGCTCACGGCGAGTCGGTGAACAGCATTACCGCCACCCCACCAAGTGCGCCTGTTGAGGGCGATTTGGTGATCGTCGCTACTGGTGCCACTGGGGCGTTTTCTGGGCATGTGAACTCGCTGGCGTTGTGGTATGGCGGCAAGTGGGTGTTTACGCCGCCGGAAGCTAAAGAAACGCATCTGGTGGAGGATCAGGACGCTTTGTTCCACTGGAACGGGACAACGTGGGTGAAGGTCGCCACCGCCGTGTCGCGGTACGCTCTGGCCGACCTGACGGATGTTCGGAAGCCCATCACCCCATCTGCCGGTCAGGTGCTGGCCTACAATTCTGATTCTAAGTGGGCACCGGTCAATCTCGTGTCGTACCCGAAAATGCTGGGTTATGTCACGTCTGAAAGTGATTTATCTGCTGGCAAACAGCTTGGCTATCGAATCACCGCCCAGGCTGGGCACACCTACCGTCTTTCCTGCTCTATATCGGCATTCTACGACAACGAATCGGATCAGGTTTCGGCTTCTATCCACGAGCAGATCGGCAGCGGGGACTCCGTATTGGCTATCGGCACGTCCGTAACGATGGGTGGGAAGTACAAATCCAGCTTATACATCCAGGCTTTGAGCACACCGAATATTGACGGCTCCGTCGAGTTCAGTATGTTTGTGGACAACTTTTCCGCCGGCGTTGTTATCAAACGCTCGTTCTTCACGGTGGAGGATTTAGGGCCGCCATCATGAATCGTCGGCGGATGAGTGCGCTGGCGGCGCTGGCTGTTGGTGGTGCCGTCAACATCTACTCCGCTGCCCGTAATGTTGACCCGCCGCACTTCATCGACCAAATGTTTATTGCGGCGTTAGGTGTGTTTTTTGCGCCGGTCAGCAAAAAGAAAGCTGATGACAATGAAGAGGCTTGATCGTGAAGGAATGTATACAATTCCGATCTGGTTGGGGTTATTGCTCACCGGGTTCTATGTGCTGTTGAGGCCGGGTATCCATTCGTCGCTTGACTTGTGGCTTGAAACCACTTTCGCTATCATCACAATATTTAGTTCCTCACTGTGTTTGATCGGCGCTGCGATTCCGCAACGCATCACGGCCTACAAAATGCAGATCGTTGGTCTTGCGATAAACTTCTTGGTCCTTGGCGCTTTGGCGGGGCATATTGACCGTCCGTTGATCGAACAGTGGACGTTGGCCGGCGGCATGGGTGGTCTGATTCAAATTGGCAACGTGAGGATGATTGTTCAGTTGTGGTCAGCTATTCGGGACGACAAACGGAAGGTTAGGAGTTAGTCGTGGATGAGAATATCCTAGTACCGACGGAACCGCATTTGATTGGGCCTTCTTGGAGAAGGTTGAAGTCGGGTGGATGGTATTTGCCTGAGCGGTCGCTGGGCTGGGGTATTCTCAACTGGTGGGCCGAATATGTGAAAACTCCCGGCGGCGATAATGCTGGGGAACCATTTATGCCTACGTTGGAGCAGGCCCGTTGGGTGTTGTGGTGGTATGCCGTTGATGAAGATGGTAACTACGCATACCGTAATGGTGTGTTGCGTCGAATGAAGGGGTGGGGTAAAGACCCTTTAGGTGCGGCATTGTCTTTGGCTGAGTTGTGTGGTCCTGTGCGGTTTGATAAGTTTGTGGATGGTGTTCCTCATGGTAAGACACGCCACGCGGCGTGGGTTCAGATTGTAGCTGTGTCGCAGGAACAAACTAAGAATACTATGTCGCTGTTCCCGGTGATGGTGTCAACCCAGTTGAAGCAAGAATACGCACTAGATGTTAATAAAACTATTATTTATTCTGCTGCTGGTGGTAGGATTGAGGCTGTTACTAGTTCACCGTATGCTATGGAGGGTAACCGGCCTACGTTGGTTATTAGGAATGAGACACAGTTTTGGTATGAGTCTAATGATGGCCATGCTTTGGCTGGTGTGATTGAGGGTAATGTCACTAAGATTCCTAATGCCCGTACATTGTCGATTTGTAATGCCCACATTCCTGGTGAGGATTCGGTTGCTGAGCGTGACTATGATGCTTGGCAGTCTGTTGAGGCTGGGACTGCCGCGTATGCCGGCACGTTGTATGATGCGTTGGAAGCTCCTGCGGATACCCCGGTGTCTGAGATTCCTTCTGAGCGTGAGGACGCTGACGGGTTTAATATGGGTGTGAAGAAACTTCGGGCGGGTATTGAGGTTGCTCGCGGTGACTCGTATTGGTTGCCGGTGGATGCTATTGTGAAGTCTGTGTTGGATGTTAAGAATCCGATTACTGAGTCTCGCCGCAAGTTCCTGAACCATGTTACTGCCACAGAGGATTCTTGGATTGCAACTTACGAGTGGGATCGCTGTTTCAGACCTGAGGTTTTGGGGCCGGGTGAGAAAATCACATTGGGGTTTGATGGTTCTAAGTCGAATGACTGGACTGCGTTGGTTGCGTGCCGGGTGTCTGATGGTGCACTGTTTTTGTTGAAGCATTGGAATCCTGCTGATTCGCCTACGGGTGAGGTTCCGCGTGAAGATGTGGATGCTATGGTTAGGGCAGCTATGTCCACTTACACTGTTGTTGGTATGCGTGCCGACGTGAAAGAGTTTGAAAGTTATGTTGACGGGTGGTCGAGAGATTTTGGCCGTAAGATGAAGGTTAAAGCGTCACCCGCTAATAATATTGCGTTTGATATGCGTGGTAATCAGAAAGTGTTTGGTTTGGATTGTGAACGGTTTTTGGATTCGGTTCTTGAGGAAGAATTGATTCATGACGGTAATAAGGTGATGCGCCAGCATGTGTTGAACGCTAAGAGGCATCCGACGCAATATGATAGTATATCTATTCGTAAGGCAAGTAAAGACAGTTCTAGGAAAATAGACGTTGCGGTCTGTGCGGTATTGGCTTGGGGTATCAGACACCAATATCTTATCAGTTCTAAGTACCGCACAGGAAAGGCTTTGGTAATCTCATGAGATTGGTGGTGAGTTAATGGCTACGGGCGACGTTGAGAAAATCCGCGACGATATGATTGACCAGTTTGAGCAGGCCCAGCAAGGGCTGAAAGACAGCAAGCTCTATTATGAGGCCCAGAAAAGGCCGGATGCTATCGGTATCGCTGTCCCACCGAATATGCAGAGGTTGCTCGCTAATGTGGGTTATCCCCGATTGTATGTTGATTCGATCGCGGAACGTCAGGAAGTTGAAGGGTTCAGGGTTGGTGACAACCCTGAGGGTGACGAGGATTTGTGGAATTGGTGGCAAACAAACAATCTTGATATTGATGCCACGCTAGGGCATACTGACGCTTTGATTTATGGGCGGTCTTATATCACTATTTCTATGCCTGACCCTAAGATTGATGTGAATGTTGATCCTGAGGTTCCGTTGATTAGGGTGGAGCCGCCGGCAGGGTTGTTCGCGGATATGGACCCCCGTACTAGGGAGGTTACGCAGGCTATCAGGGTGACATATGATTCGTCTGGTGCGGAGGTTATTTCCGCTACTTTGTATCTGCCTGAGGACACTATTCAGTGGATTAAAGAGGATGGTGCTTGGAAGGTTTTGCAACGTATCCGGCATGGGTTGATGGTGGTTCCTGTGGTTCCTATCGTTAACCGCACATCATTGGCTGACTTGTATGGGGTGTCTGAGATTACACCGGAGTTGCGGTCTATCACTGATGCTGCTGCGAGAACTTTGATGACGATGGCTGCCACGGCTGAGATTATGGCTATCCCGCAACGGTTGTTGTTTGGTGTCAAGGCTGAGGATATCGGTGTTGATCCGTTGACGGGGGAGAAGTTGTTCGATGCTTACGTTGCGAGAATACTTGCATTTGAAGACCCTGATGCTAAGGCCCAGCAGTTTAATGCTGCTGAGCTTCGTAATTTTGTTGAGGCGTTGGACTCATTGGATCGTAAGGCGGCTGCATACACAGGTTTACCGCCACAGTATTTATCGTTCAATTCTCAAAACCCTGCTTCCGCTGAGGCGATTAAATCGTCTGAATCCAGGTTGGTTAAAAAGACTGAACGGAAAAATAAACTGTTTGGTGGGGCGTGGGAGCAGGCTATGAGGATCGCCTACCGGATGGCTAAAGGTGGGGATATTCCACCGGAAATGTTTCGTATGGAAACGGTGTGGCGTGACCCGTCAACCCCAACCTATACTGCTAAGGCTGATGCTGCCACTAAACTGTATGCTAACGGTATGGGTGTCATTCCTAAGGAACGTGCCCGTATTGATATGGGTTACACTATTGCTGAGCGTGAGGAAATGGCGGCGTGGGATGAGCAGGAGTCACCGATGAACATGCTGCTTGGTGGTGCCCAAAAACCTGCCGGCCAGAAGCCCGGTGAATTGTCTGGGCCTGGTGCCACTCCACCTAAGGACACTGCGGGAGCTTAAATGGATGCTGAAGAGTACGCCGCCGCTGAGGCGGTTATTGTTGCTGCCGCTGTAGCGTATGTGGCTTCGTTCAGTAAATATTTTCTACCCCAAGGTTTATCGTTGAGGGCTTGGCTGGACTTGTTGGCATTGTTGTTCCCTGCGGTTCAGCAGGCCCGATACCAGTCAGCCGAATTGGGTAGGGTGTTTTACGACTCTGAACGGTTGAAATGGCATCCTACGGTTGAACGCCACGACATGTTCCTTGAAACATACGAGTTTAAGGATTTTGTTGCGGATATGGAACCTGCGCGGGAGTCTATGTCGGTGGAGGATGCTTCACCTAAGGCTGTCGAAAAAGCGTTGATTTCTACTCAGCGTGCGGTGCAGAATGGTGGCCGTAAACAGATCATCAAGTCGGTCAAGTTGGATGAGCGTTTAGATGAAGAACCGTACCCTGATGAGCCTGACGATGACGATGATGATTCGTTTTTCAAATCTATAGTTGATTTGCTTGACGAGTTTAAGCGAGAAGATGAGGCTGAGCGTCAAGAGTTGAAGCCAAGGAATAAAAAAGGTAAAGCTGTTCGTGGCTGGGCTAGGGTCGCTACCGGTAGGGAAACGTGCGAGTTCTGTTTGATGCTGGTGTCGCGTGGCCCGGTGTACGAGTCAGCTAGATCGGCTGGGTTGAACCTCAGCAACACTGAGGCTGTTGTTGCTAACGATAAAGCTATCAATGATGCTATGACAAAATGGCATGTTGGTTGTGATTGTATCGTTGTTCCGGTATTCAATAAAACTAAATGGGAGGGTGCTGAGGCTGCATCTAATGCATTGGATTTGTGGTATCAGGCTTCGACTCGTGCTAGAACTGTTCTAGACGCGAATCCTGACAAAAAGTATTACTCCTTTAAGGAGAGAAGGTGGAAAAAAACCACCCATAACCGTGAGGCTATAAACCAGTTGAGGTCTATGGTTGAGTCCGGTGAAATCAGTTCGTCTGATTGGGCTGCGTTATCAGCAGCTTAGTCTACCCGTCTGACCCCTGGATGGGGTCATATCGCCCAGGAGGCAAAATTTATGTCCGAGGAAACCACTACAGATACCGTTGCCGGTGACACTCAGGAGGTGTCTAAGCAGGAAACATTCAGCCTTGATTATGTTCAGGGTTTGCGCCAAGAGGCCGCTAAGTATCGAACGGAAAAGAATGAGGCTGTGGCTGCCGCTAAAGCGGAGTTGGCTGCCGGATATGACAGGTCTTTGGC